GTGCGGCCCTCCTTGGCCGGGTAATCCTGTGTGCGATTGCCACCCGTTTCGCAGCTGTCGGCAGGCCGGGTGGCCCCGCCCTTGAATTGTCAGTTGGCCATGAGGATTTCGGCGTCATGCTTTCCGTTGTGGCGAGAAGCCCACAACTTGACAACGCCATCGCGGACAACGCATGGAAAGTTCTCGCGATTGGCACGCATGATTTCGCTATCGCTGCCGCCATTGGCGACCGCTGCGCGGACGGCGTCAACAGTTTTCGCGAACCGAGACAAATACTTGATGTCGGTCGCGTTGCCGCTGCCGCCGCGAATCTTGCTAGCACAGATGACGCCCCAGTGCTGCTCTTCGCCGCTCACCTCAACGCGAACCGTCCGCTTGAGGTTCGTCTTTCCGCAGCAGCCGCAGGTGTCTTCGTCGCTCGTTCCAAGGATTTTGATTTGGTCGTTCATCGTTCGGTTCCTTTCGTCTCGTGGTGTCGTGCCCGCCGGCCCAGGTGCCAGCGGGCGAGGATGTGCGGTCAGATCGCGGCGATGAACGCCGGGCTGACGCCGCTGATGTTCATGGTGAAGCAGCCGTGCAGCATGGCCGAGTAGCCGCCGACGCCCGAGCCGTCCGTGCCCCAGATGCTGCCGCCTCGAGCAGCGACCAGCGACAGGATGCCGTAGTATTCGCCGTCGAGCTTCACAAACTCCTCGCGGCTGTTGGGCGTGAAGTGCTTGGTGATCGTGACGACGTTCTCGCGGCTGCTGATCTTCCAGCCAGCCTCGCGGGCTGCGGCGGCGAACTTGGCGGCGGCGGTCTTGGTCGAGGTCTTCATCGTTTCTCTCCGGTTGGCGTTGCGTCAGGTCTCAATCGCCTGACACCCACATAGTAGCAATATCGAAACTACAGTCAAGCGGGCTTGAGCTGGTCTGAAAAGATTTTTTCGGAAGTGCGTATTTCCCGAGGGAAACGCTACTTACGGCGGCGAGCTGCTTTCTTGGCAGCTGGCCGCTTGGGGCTTTTGGCGGCTTTCCGCGCCACTTCGTGCATGCGGGCACGGCTCGAAAGCGTCCCTCGCATGGCTTGGGCAGACGTTTTCAGCACCGTCCAGGCTTTCCCGTTGACCTTCCAGCCGTCCAGCACGCAGCCGACTGTCCGCTTTGTCGTCTCGTCTAGGTGCTTGTCAAGCAGCCTGCGGATGTACTGGGGGCTACAGCCCGCCGCATCTGCGGCGTCTTCCACCGAAATCCAATCATCTTGCACGGCCATTGCGATCATGCCTCAATCGTAGTTGCCCCATCGCAACCGGTCAAACCACTGCCGCAGGATTTCCAGTCCTCACCGATTCCCGACCCGTTCGTTGCCGCCATCCGCCCGGTAGCTCTAGGATGCACTACCGGGCGGATGTTTAGCGGAGAGGGCGGGACTATCCCCCTTGTATAGTTGTGATACATCCGTACACTGCCCCAAACTGGAGGCAACACGATGACCCTTCGAGACGTGCTGGCGAAATACGCGATTCTGCAAAACCTGACTGACCGCACCGTTGAGCTGTACGGGCACACGCTCGACCGATTCGCCGAGTTCGTCGGCCACGAGCCGACCATTGACGACATCGACGACCTTGTGGTCGCCGGATTCCTCCGGTGGCGTGCAGCCACTCCTAGAAAGCGTGGCAAGCCTTCTGCCGCCTCTGTGGCGAAGGACAAGTCCCAACTGACCGCCCTGGCAAACTGGGCCGCTAAGAAGCGTCTGAAGCGTTCAGACGGGAAAGACGTCGAGTTCCTGTCGTTGCCCAGAATGAGGAAGATCCGGCACGCACCGCAGGCGTACACGGCAGACGAGGTGGCGCGGATGATCCGGCTTGCAAAGCAGCGGATCGGCAACATTGACGGCAAGCCAGCCGCCTGGTGGTGGAGCACGCTGCTGTACGCAGCTTGGTGCTCTGGCGAGCGTATAGGTGCCCTGCTCGATCTCAAGTGGCAGGACGTTGACCTAGACGGCATGACGCTCCTGTTCAGGGCAGAAACCCGTAAGGGCAGGTGTGCCGACATCCAGCGAGCGATCACGCCAGACTTGGCGGCAATGCTGCGGGCGCAGGCCGGGAACCCCGGCGACCGTGTCTGGCGGTGGGATCGGGCGTACCACTCGCTCTGGCCTAGCCTGCGGCTGCTGTGCCGGCGAGCCGGGGTGCGCGGTACGGGATTCCACAGGCTGCGGAAGTCGTCGGCGTCGTACGTTGCGCTCGGAGGCGGCGACGCTACGGAGCACCTCGGCCACTCGTCGCCAGAGATGACGAGACAGCACTACCTAGACCCACGGATTACGCAGGCGAAGAGGGCGCTGGACTACTTGCCAAAGCTGGATCTGACGCAAAAGCCACCAGAGCCGCCGGCGGCGTGAGCCTTGACCAACTCTGTCAAGGTACGGCATTTCCGGCAGATTGCCCGTCACGCAATAACCGCGAAATGCCGTACCTGTGACGAAACCTTTGCCGCAGTGCGTTTGGGCAGAGCTTCCGTCACGCTTGACGCCCGTGCCACAATGCCGCCATGCCACACGCCATCCTTCGCTTCCGCCTACCCGCCGAGCAGACCGAGTTTGACGCCGCCCGCCAGGGCAGCGAAGCGAAGTCGGTCCTCTGGGACATCGACCAGTACTGCCGCTCGATCCTCAAGCACGGCTCGCCGTCAGAGGAAACGAGGCGGCACTTGGAGCACATCAGGCAGTTGATCCACGAGACGCCGGGGCTGGTGGAATGATTCCAGAAAGTGGGACGCATGAATGACATCGTTGAACGCATTCGCAAGTTGCGATTCGTCCACATCCCCGGGACGAGCGATTTGATGGAGGAAGCCTGTCAGGAGATCGAGCGGCTGCGAAACGGTTTATCAGCCGCCTGCGAAACGGTATGCCCGCACGTTCGCGGGACGGTCACGCAGCATTGCAGCTTGAACTTTACCCTCACCGACGAGGAGCGGGAGGCGGTTGCCGGTGCGATTGCATCCGAGCACGGGCGAGGGGCGTTTGCATGGGCCGCCACGCTTCGCGGGCTACTGGAGCGACTCGCCTAGAGCTTCCGGTCGCCGTCGTGAAAAACTGCCTTGCCGCTCGACACCCGTGACTGGAACACCTGCAGCTTGTCTGGCGTCCCCGGCTGCGCGTCCGTCGGTTGAATTGCTTCCAGCCTTGCAGCGACGTCTAGGCGAATCGCCGTGATGGCGTCGATGGCTCTCGTGCAGGCGTCGTAAAGAATTGTTTCGTCGTAACGAGCGGCGCGAGCGACGTACTCAACTCCGCAGGCGTCGGAGAATTGATTGCTTCCGCCGGCAGTGTGTGGCGAGCAGTACAGGACGATGCAGGCCCGCGCTCGCGCCACCTCCATGGCGAGTTGCGTCAAGCTCTTGCGCAGCGGCGCTGGTGTGCCCCGCCGGTATCGAGGCCGTTTGGCGACCATACCTGCCGGTATAGTGTGGGCGTCAAGTTTTACGAGCTTCGCGGCAAGCCTGACGCATCCAAGTGCGGTTCGCCATCGACTCAAACCACAATCGGGCGAACGACTCGACGGCATCTGTGCCGACATCGCCGTAGAGTTTCTGGAGTTCTGGCGAGTCGCCCCACATAGCCTCGACGTCTTCACGCACCTTGGCTATCAGCACCTTGGCGTCCTTGACCGCAGCCGTCTCGCTCTCTGGCTGCGCCCTGGCCAGCTTCGTCCAATGCTCCGCATTCCAGTTGCGGCATACGGCATCGACGAACTCATCAAACGCACGGCCAGCGGCGACAGCTCGCGGGCCGACCTCGTCGCGGAGCCGGCTACGGAGGTGTGGAAGCATCCCAGCCGGCGCGTCGTCCACCGTCACCTCCCGCCCGCAGGCCGAGCAGGTGAAGCAGGCGCGGACGACGCGCCGGGGGAGGCTTTGCATTTGCACGACGCAGGGCAAGGGCAAGCAGTCCGGTGACCGTCGCCGTGGACGATGTACCCCTTGCCGCCGCAGTCGGTGCAACAACCCGGCTTAGGCTCTGGCTTCGGCTCTGGCGCCCGTTCTGGTGCCGTGGCGGCATATGCCACCGAGACCGCCGCCGAGGCTCTAGGAGCCTCCTGGTCGATTGCAGCAGGGTCAGCCGCCAGCCACGTGAGCCAGGCGATTACGGCTTTCCACATGCGTCACCAGCCCTTTCCGTGGTCGAGCACCCTGTGCCCGTTTTCGTCCACTCTGGCGTGTACGACGTAGTGCTGCTCGGCTGGCGGCTGCTCGGCGAACATCATCACCCACAGGCCGGTCTTCGCCAGCTTGGCGAGAAAGCGAAGCACGGGCCGCTCGGGAGCCGGCTTGACTGGCGAGGCAGGCGACGTTGCCGCCCACCACCCGACGGCCACTCCGAGGATGCCGGCAATCACCAAAAGCCGCACGTCGGTCTTTCGTAGAACGGTGGTAGTCATCTCGTCAGACATTGCTCGCCCTCCACCATTCCAAGCCGTAGACCAGCAGGACGGCGCCAAGAACGGAGCCGACGATGCCGGCCGGGCCTTCGCCAAACGGCAGACCGCCGATGACGCTGCCGGCGATACCGATCCCGATCACTGGCACCCAGCCGTCTTTGACTTTGCCAGGCACAAACGCCTTGGCGATGCCGCCGACGATTGCGCCGAAGATTGCCCACGAGATCAGAGCCATGAGTGTCTCCTAGAGTCCGAGATGGAAAACGTCTGCCACGATCCGAGCGGTGCCCGGCGTGCGGGCCTCTGCAGGTGCGGGCTGGAGCCAGCCGCCGTGGTCGAGATCCCGATACTTAAAGCCGTCTGTGTCACCGATAGCCCATGCGTCTTCAAGCATCCGTTCCACGACGCTGCGGCGTGCCCAGAATGAACCGTCAGGCTGATCTGGCGGGTACTTGTTCTCTTTCGGACCCACGTAGTTAGGCCCCCAGCTATTCAAAATGAGGCACAGGTCGTCAGGTGCGCCATTCTTCTTGTGGCGAATTCCTATGGCACACATCTGGTGCATCCACGTCCCAGACGCTTCGCAGATGCCGTTCTTGTCGCGCGTAGATGTGAAGCCCTGAGAAGACGCCAGGGTGCATGGGTAGCCCGACTCCAAAGCTGCCGCCAACTCAGCCCACGAGCGAACGGCGACCACATGCCGCAGTGGGTGCTTCTTCGCAACCGCATCTAGCTTGCCGCCGTCGTTCTGACCGCCGCACCCATACGCCCCCCATTGCTTGGCGCGCTCTGCGGAATACTCCGTGAGATCCAGACCGTTGACCTTCTCACGGTAGACGGTGCCGAACTCTCTCAAGAACTTTGCCGTGCCGAAGCCGGTGGCACCATCGCTCCACCCGCCGTAGGGCTGGGCACCATCGCCCGGCTTTCCACGCGCCTCGACCCTAGCCCCGCCGTACAGTGCTTCCGAACACGGCATCAGCGGCGGATCTTGCAGCTTGCCGAGAGACCAAGACACGCTGTCTTGGCAGTACACGGCATGTATTCCGCCCCAGCTGCAACAGTCGCCGATACCCTGCCTGCCGACAACGAATGGCTTGCCGTAGCGTGCCCTGTGTGCAGCATCCATCTGTCGATACAGAAACGTATCGACGCCTTTGGCTTCCTTCATCGCCTCGGCACCCGCCTGGCTGAAGAACTTCTCGTCACCGAGAGTCGCTAGAAACGCCTTCGTCCCTGCCGGGTCTGGCGTGTACCCGAACTGCCCGTCAATCCGTGCGACGACACGGTGCGTGGCACGCTCAACGAGCGCCCCGAGAATCGCCATCACGATCACGAACGTGACGGCACCGATAGACCAGCGGTTAGCGCGTGACATCGGCGGCAGCCCTCGACAGGTCACGGAGTGCAGATACCCACGCCGCCCGGCTCTCTGCCGTCACGGGACCGCCAGACGAGCCCACGGCGTCGTCCAGGAACTTGTGGACGGCTTCCCTGACGTGCGGCTGCCGGGCACCGATTGAATCGCCTTTGCACCGAGCCTCACGAGCGGCGATCCGCAGTTCGTCAAAGGCGACGCCGGTCTTGAGACGCTGGTCGTGCGTGCCGTCGTACTCGATGCACGAAGCCAGTTCGTCGCACAGAGCCGAGAGCGTAGCGGCGTCAGCGGCAGCCGTCGGCCCAACGAACTTGCCACGCAGCGTGAACGCATCCGGCGGCACGGGTGCCGGTGCAGGCGTCGGCGTACTCGAGCGGCTCGGCATGAACGCAATCGCCGCAGCCACGAGCAACGCCACAGCGGCGACATGCTTGCCGTCGATGGTGGGCATCTTCACCGAGGAGATGAACGCCTTCACCTTCTCGGTGATCTGCTGGCCGGCGAGCAGATAGACGGCAAACGCCACGAGCAATGCAGTGATCATGCAGCCCTCACGAGCGGAAGAAGGGATTCAATGGCACCGCCAGCCAGAGCGAGCACGAGTGCCCTGATGGCCGGCCGGGCGATGACGTAGACGGGCCAGGCAAGAAGCGGCACGCAACGATCGGCGACCGTGTCGAACAGCGCCGCAGCTGCGACCAGCGCCAAATCCTTTTTCTCGGCGCCGCTCAAGGTTCCGATGTCGTCCAGCGTCGCCACAGCCAGACGCAAAAGCGCGGTCAGCAGTTCGCCGAACTCTGCCCACGTCAGACCGTCCGCCGACGCCAGCTTTGCCGTAGCGATGTACGCACGCACCTTCTCCGACAAATTGTCGAACGCAGCCGCAGCGGTGAGGGGGGCTTCGGAAATCATGACTTCACTCCTGCTAGATAGACTTCGCACGAGGCGGCCGCGGCGGCCGTGAACGTCAGCACCTTGCTCGAGCCGGTAGTTGCCCAGCCGGTGCCGTTGACGGCGTACAGAACGCCGGAGGGGCCGATCGTTTCGGAGTCTGCCGACCGGCCAGCCCATCGATTGGCGTCGGAGCCGCCGACCGTCAGCGTTGCCGTGGTCGACTTGTTGACAATCAAGAGCGCCTTGACGCTTGCCAGAGACAGAGTTCCCGTGCCGCCGAACACTGAGAGCGACAGCGCCCGTAGGTCGAGCGACGTCGTCTGGTTCGCCGTGATCGACACCGTGCCCTTCCAGTAGGCGTTGCCTTGGTTGGCGCCGGTGCCGTTGGCCAAGTCGAACTGCAGCAACGTGGACGCTGAGTCGACGACGTCGATTACATCCAAGGCATCCACCCAGCGGGGTGTGACGCGCAGTGTGGAGGTCAACGTAAAGGTGGTTGCCATCACGCCCCCGCTGCGGTGGAAGTGCCAAGGATGAAAATCGTGTAGCTGATCGCTGCGGCATTCGGATTGGTGATCTGGAGGTTGCGGTTCGCCGACGTCACGACCCAAGAATCCGTGTAGTTGATGGCGTGCCACTCGCTGGCCGGGCCGACGCTTGCGGCGTACACGCCGGTCGGATTGCCGGGAGCCGAGCCAATCAACACGCGACGGCCCGCCACCGTCTCGTTGTTCAACACCCGGATCATGCGCACCTGGTTGAACACGAAAGGCACCGCCACGCCGAACGTCTGCTGCGTCAAATCCAGCAGGTCGAGCACCTCGGAGGTGTTTGCGGGAATCGTCCGCGTGTCGGAAAAGACGAGATCCGCCTTCCCGGCCGTGGCTCCGTCACCGATCTCGTAGCTCTTGGCGTAGTTTTGTGACGCCGAGATGGAGCCAACGTCCTGCCCGTTGACACGCGAGATCTGAAAGATCGTCCGCACCCAGCCGGTCAGCGTGTCTGTAATGGATGTCGCCATGCCGCCAGAGTAGGGCGGCGGTGGGGCGAAACTATGGGCTTATGGTGCCGCCTGCTCGCGGTGCAAAACGAGGGCAATAGCTGCATAGCAGGCGGTGCGTCAGTGACCATGCCGCCAGACTAGGGCGGCTGGGCAGAATCCTAGACCGGCTCTGCCGACGGTGCCTTGCAGCCGTCACCACGCAGCTTTCCGTCGTTGAGGTGCGGCCAAAGCTCCTGCGAGTGGATTGCAGCCAGCATTCCCCACGCAGCGTGCCCGAGGTGCGGTTCGCTTCTGTCGCCGCCGAGGAACTTGTAGATGTGTGCGATGACGTGGTTAAGCAGGTCATGCACGGGCATGCCCTTCTCCCAGTTCCAATCGCCGTACTTCTCAGCGCCCTCGGCGCACGCACGGGCGACTTCTCGCAGGCCGATTGGAGAGACAAGGTCGTACCGAAACTGCTCAACGTCAGACGAGCGAACGGCACCCGTGCCAAACTTGGCTGTAGTGCCTGGCCGGATGTCGTCGGCTGGCTGTGCCAAGATGCTGTCGCCGCTCCACCGGATGTCGTCCGGTGCCGCCTCCATCTCTCGCTGTCCCTGCAGAATCCAATCCTCCGGCACCGACTCCGGCTCTGCTGCGTTGTCTGCGGGTGCGTGGCACTTGCCGCCGTCGCAACATGCGCCAGCCAGGCGAGTCTCCACAGCTTCACGCAATGCGGCGTTGGACGATTCGAGATCCGTAATAAATCCTTGCATCTTTTTCCTTTCGATTAGGAGCCGAGCGACATCCGCCGCCAGTGATCCAGATGTGCCGCACCACTGCCCCTGATAGCGATACGCTCGCTTGCGTGCCTCGGCGAGATAGTCGTCAGTCAATTCGTATTCCATGCGTCAAGCCCTCACGCCTGCGACGTGCATGGACGAAAGCCCGCCGGCGTGGTCATAGAAAAACGTCTCCATCGCTTGACGTGATCCGATAAATCCGTTGACGCTGTGCCAATCGTCGGGCGGGCAGAGAGCCGGTGCCGTGCGAACGATCACGCCGTCAAGCGTCTCAATCGGTCGCTGCCACTCCGCAGCCTGCGAGTGAAAGTGCCCTGTGTGCCATTCACGATACGGGCACTCGCTCCACTGGCGTGACGCTTCCAACGCCATGATCTGCGGCAGCTTCCGCTTGGCTCGATGCCCGTGGACGAAGCCCAGCAGATTCCGCCCGTGCGTGAGGTACTGCCGCCCGGTGAAGTCTGGCTTGATTGTCACCTGCTTGTGACCACCGAACCGCTCTTGCATGATCCGCTGGAACGTCCACGTCAGTACCTCGTCGTGGTTGCCGTTGACGATGACGACATCGGTCGGCACCGCACCGGCTGACTGCGTGACAAGCGACAGCAGCGTATTGCAGCCCACCTCGATCATCTTCTGAAGCCGCCCGTCACGCTCCAGCGGCGTACCACTTGTGGTACTCCCGTCGGGCCGGTCGTAATGGAAGAGATCTCCAACGAAGGCAATGGTGCGTCTGGTGGGATTGTGGGCATTACCCACCGAGAGCAGTTGCGAGCCAGTGTCGCCCACCAGGCGTGCGGCGTGGTCAAGGTCGTAGTCATCGCCGCCGGTCGTCTTGCCCCATGCGTACTTGCCAAAGTGCGGATCGGCAACGACAAGCACCTGCCACAGTCCGTCACGCTTCGGCTTGGCATATACCTGTTTTGGTATAGCCCGGCGGATGTCCTTCTTCGCAGCGTCGATCATCGCTGCCACGACTTCCCGTGTCGTCGGCCCGCCCTTCGGCTTGAGCCGCACGAACACGCGGTGCAGTTCGATGCTGCCGCCTTCTCCGTCTCCGCATTCCCATTTGGTAGCTTCGCTGGCTGCGATCTCAAAGCGGCTCATGTCCGCTTCGATGTGACGCAGCAGATCCTCGACGGTCTTGATGCGGCGGCTCGTGGATCGTGCTTCAAGCGTGTCGCCGTTCTGCGACTGCGTCACCTGCTCTGCATCTGCGGCTGGCTTGGGGGGCGGCAGTTTCGCCTTGATCCTGTCGGCTATTTTCTTCGCAGCCATTCTGACAACTCCTTCTCCGAGATGATGTGCCAGCCAGCCGCAATCGCTTCCTCTCGCAGTGCTCTTGCGACGGACGCCGATGATGCGGAGCCATAGCCGCCCGCCTGGAACCGCCTGCGGATCTCAAGCACGCCGGCCTGGTCGTCAGCGCTCAGCCGGTCCATCCACGTCGCCGGCTTGGCTGGCTTCACCCTCTCGGCTACGGCGTCTGCCAGTGCGACGCTTGGGTTTCTCGTCTTCCCCATTGGCCTTTTCCTTTCGCTTCTCGCGCAAGTGAATCCAGCCGTCTTCGTCAGGGATGCCGCCGCCGGCGAATTCCTCGTCGTCGTCGAGGTCAGGCGGCAGGATCACCGCCTTCGGCTTTGGCTTTGCGCGTCCCATGCCACCTAGCGTGGCAGGGCTGTCAAGCGGATGGAGCCCGGCCCCACTTGCCCGCCGGGCATTCCTGATCCGCCCACGAGAGTTTGCTGACGTACCCCGCCACCCGCGACACCGGGCAGCCGCACAACTGGCAGGCGTCGTTTTGCAGGTGCTCGCACGTCAGGCAGATGTCGTGCCTGCGGATGATCTCGTCGTCGCTCGCCATCGGCATCCCGGCGGCGACGTGCGAGACGGCGGCAGAGGCGAAGTTGCGGACCTTGGTCAGGAACGACGGGGCGTCGTGGCGGGTGAGGTCGGGAGGCGGCGCTGGTGGCTGCGGCTCGTGGCCGGGGAGTGACTGCTTCGGCTGACTAACGACGGACGAATTTAAATGCAAGTGCAAGTGCGGACAGGCAACGCGGCAATACCGCAGCAAACGTGTTTTTCCGTTAGACCCTAGGCCGCACTTGCTGCATATACCGTTCGCGTCAAAACTGCACAAACACGTCTCAGACTCTTCTGGCGTCATGGCATTAATTATTGTGGTGCAGAAATCGTTACGTCGTAATAGGCAGACGACTCGCCGCTCGCCCACTGGCCCTGCAAGTAGTCCGTAATGCCGGCAAATAGCCCGTAATAGAAGACGCCAGAAAGCGGCCTCCTTGCCGTCAATGGGCCGAAATTAAAGTCATTGACCGCTGGAATCCCTGCTCCCGACATTCCCATTCCATAGCTCAATAGCGATGACCCGCATCGCCAGCGCGTGCCGGCGTAAACGCTGACAAACAACTGCGCATACAGCGGGCCTGTTCTTCTTGCTGGCGGCGGAATGTATCTCGCGAGTATCTTGATCTTTTTAGCGCCAGATGGGTCTTGCTGAATAGACGTGCATCCTGCCGATGCGCCGGCGGCTGTTGGCTCGGTAGCAGGGTCATCAAT